ACCGGATGGCCCCGAAAAAAATTTTGGCCCCCAATTACAAAATGACACGTGAAATCGCACTAAGTCTGTCGGCCAATAATTGGAGGGAAACTTTCGTGGAGAAGTTTTCCTTCCCGCCTAAGTTTTTGACTGGTCAAAAAGTGTGGCCGACAAAAGTACTTTACTTTTTCAAAAGTAAAGTATGTGGTCCCCAGTAATTGCTTCCTCTGGAAGCTACTTCTAATTCCTTTAAATAAATACGTATACCTTGTCGTATACGTATTTATAAATGATGGTCTGTTTACCAGACTGGTTATTTTTGCTCTTCATATTCAGTATTTTGCTCCAGTCAGGTACGAATTTTTATGGGACCTTTCAGAGTGGATCAATTTCCAGACAATTATCCAGCCTTTCTAGCCGTATCGACCAGTTGTTTCTTAAGATACAACAGGTGGTGTATACTAGGTATCCATCAAGAGATCGAGCCACTGACCCTAGAAGAAGGCGAGGTCTTTCTTCAATTCCAGAAGGAAGTGAAGAAGTTGCTGAGGCGTAAGGTCAATTTCATTAGGAAGTGTGCTTTATATGAGGAGATATACAGGAAATACGTACCAAATGTCACAAAAGAGAAAGGGGAAGTTTCAAAGTGTGTGGCCGAAGAAGAGGAAGAGTTCTACTACTTCGAGGAAGTACCAATGGAAGAGACCTGTGACCAAAAACAGGTCCCTGAAGTTAAAGATGTATGACGACATGCTTGGTGCTGGAGGAATCGGATCTACCATTAGTAATAATGGTATGATCACTATGTTGAATAATTATGTGCAGGGTATTGGTGATAGTCAAAGATCTACTAATGTGACGTTGACCAAACACCTGAAGTTTGATATGGCCCTTATGGGCAGTTCAGCTTTCTGGGAAACTCCCAATTATATGACCCAATATCATTGGATCATAATTGATAAGGATGTTGGGTCTGTTTTCCCTGATAAGCTGGATTCTATATTTGATATACCGTCAAACGGTCAGGCTATGCCCTCAACGTATCGTGTTAGGAGAGATATGAACGAGAGGTTCATTGTTAAGAAGAAATGGACAACCCATTTGATGTCTACTGGAACTGCTTATGGTGGACGTGATACCTACAAGGGTCCTTCTATGCCAAATTACAAGAAGGCTATGAATATCAATGTTCGCAACCTGAATGTGAGGACTATTTGGAAGGATACCGGTGGTGGCAAGTATGAAGATGTCAAGGAGAATGCTATAATTTATGTTGTTGTTAATGATAATACAGACAATACGAATATGTATGCCACTTTGTTTGGCAATTGTAGATGCTACTTCTATTAATAAAATTATTTTTATTTATATTGGATGTTACAATAACATTTAATACAACTTCACTGCAATACTAGTATACTGAATTACACTCTCAACGAAATTTAAAACATTGTACAATACATGATTTAAAATATCTATTACAATATTAATTGAGAGAGAAGATCGTCTTCTGATTGCCAAGTCCACTTGGCTCTTCAAGACTTTCAAAAAACGGTCTCCAGTCAATGTCCTGTGTGATCCAGTGATCGTCAAATCCATCCAGCACTTGTGAAGATTCAAGGATTTGCGGAGGTTGTGGTTGAATCTGATCTGGACTTTGAGTTGGTATACCGTTCCGTACCTCTCGAACCAAAGGAGTTTGAAGTATAGTGGATTCGGTACTGAAGCCACGGGAACAGAATTCGTCGCCTGTTGAAGCGTGATAGGTTCCTCGGTGCGAAAATCCCTGATTACATTCATGATGAATTGTGAAGTGGCACTTACAGGGGAGATTGACCTTGCGAGGACGTTTCTGTATCTTTATCAAAGAGAGGACCGCTGATTTTGGCGAAGATTGAATTTTGTAATGTCCAGGACCTAAGGGCTTCATTTTCTGATTTATCTAGGAAGTCCTGGTAAGAGCTTCCTTCCCCTGGGTTGCATAATATAATACTGGGAATACCACCTTTAATGACACGTGGTTTCCCATACTTTAAGTTTGTCTGCCACTCTCTTTGTGCGCCAATAAGGTGCTTCCAGTGCTTCATCTTTAAGTAATTGGGATCAACGTCATCAATGACGTTGTACAATACATCATCATTATAAGTTTTTAAACTAAAATCTAAATGCCCTGATATGTAATTGTGTGGACCTAAAGATCTGGCCCACATAGTCTTACCAGTTCTTGAATCACCCTCTATGATTATACTATTATATCTAAAAGGCCGCGCAGCGGTATCAACACCAAAATAAGAATCGGCCCACTCCTGAATAATTTCTGGAACCCGAGTGAAAGAAGAAAGAGGAAAGGGGGGTTGATAAATATCTGGAGGAGGAAGAAAAATGGCTTCTAAATTAGGCTTAAGATTATGATACTGGAAAATAAATTTTTCTGGGAGTTTCTCCCTTATTATTTGCAGAGCTTCTGCTGCAGTACCTGCATTTAATGCCTCTGCTGCAGCATCATTAGCTGTCTGCTGGCCTCCTCTAGCAGATCGTCCGTCGATCTGAAATGTACCCCAGTCGATGTAATCACCGTCCTTCTCGATGTATTGTTTAACATCGGAAGATGACTTAGCTCCCTGGAAGTTGGGGTGGAAGGTGGTGCTATTGGAAGGATGAGTGATGTCGAAATGTCTGGGGTTTCTGAATTGTGCTTTACCTTTGAACTGGATGAGGGCGTGGAGATGCAGAGTCCCATCTTTATGTTTTTCCTGGGAAACTCTAATAAATAATTTATCAGATGGGCAAGGAATATTTTTTAATATCTTGAGAGCATCTTCTTTTATAATCGAACATCTTGGGTATGTGAGAAAGACATTCTTGGCTTTAATTTGAAAAGAAGGCGAACGAGGCATGGTTACTGTTTGTATTGGGGGCTCTCCAAAACTTGTATGAATTGGGGGCTTTGGGAGCCCTTATATACCGTCGAGGGGCCATCCGCAATAATATT